AAATCAAAATCCATCAGAGAAGATGTAAAAACGCAAGGAGGAATCAACATGGCATTTGATTGGTCGAAGGTTGAAGGGTATCGGGAGGATATGAGCGCTGAGGAAAAACTGGCTCTGCTGGATTCCGTTGAATCCGAAGAGGAGGAAACTCCTCCCGCTGAAAATCCCCCTGCCGCAAAACCCACCGGGAAAACCGGGTATGTCAGCAAGGCTCGTTTTGACCAGGTATCCAGCGAATTGGCCGCTGCGAAGAAGGAACTTCGGAGCCGCATGAGCGCGGATGAGCAAAAGGAGCTTGACCGTCAGGCTAAGGCGAATGAAATGGAGACTGAACTCAAGGAACTTCGCCATGAGAAAACGGTTTCCAGCTACAAAGCATCGTATCTGGCTCAGGGTTACGATGAGCAACTGGCAGAAGAAGCGGCCAATGCGATGGCAGACGGCGATAACGATACTGTTTTCGCCGTGATGAAGAAGCAAGCCGCCCTGACCGAAAAGGCTATGAGGGCAAAAATCCTCAAGGATACACCCGTTCCTCCGGCTGGCGATACACCGAAAGAGAACGAAAAGGATGAAAAGCTGGAGGCCATCATGCGAAAAAGCATGGGTTTGCCTCCGAAAAAGTAAGAAAAGGAGTGAATCAACATGGCGAACACTATCGCGCTTGCTCAGAAGTTCCTGCCCATGCTGGATGAAGTCTATCAGGCCAATTCTAAGACTTCTCTGCTGGACGCTACTCAGGTTGAGTTCGTGAACGCGAACACTGTGAAGGTCTATAAGACCTCTATGGACGGCCTGGGCAATTATTCCCGCAATGGCGGCTTTACCGATGGCGATGTCAACGGCGCGTGGGAAACCATGACCTTGACCCAGGATCGTGGCCGTTCCTTCCAGGTCGATTCTATGGACGATGAGGAAACCATCGGCATGGCGTTTGGTACGCTGGCTGGTGAGTTCATTCGCACCAAGGTCGTGCCTGAGGTGGATGCCTACCGCTTTGCGAAGCTGGCTGGCACTACTGGCATTTCCACCGCCACCGCTGCCGATGTGACTGTCGGCACCAGTGCGATCCCTGATTGGATCGATGAAGCCAACCGTCAGATGAATGAAGATGAAGTGCCTCAGGAGGGCCGTATCATGTTCATCTCTGAGACCGCCTATGCTGGCCTCAAGAACAAGGTGGATCGTGAGATTCGCAACGGCGAAGCCACCATCGATAAGGGCATCATCACTTATGATGGTCTCCGCATCGTGCGTGTGCCTCAGGCGCGTTTCTACACCGCTATCACCCTTGCTGACGGTAAGACCTCCGGCCAGACCGCTGGCGGCTTCACTCAGGCCACTGGCAGCTACAAGATCAATTTCCTGATCCTGCATCCCAGCGCCGTGTGCCAGGTACTCAAGCATGTGAAGCCTCGCATCTTCGATCCTGACACCAACCAGAAGGCCGATGCCTGGAAGTTTGATTACCGTGTCTATCATGACATCTTCACCTATGAAAACAAGGTGAAGGGTATCTACCTCCATCGCGGCGCTACTGCCAAGCAGTAATCGGAGGGAAAATGTATGGGCATGAAGCAGACCCCGCAAGGGCTGATCGTGGGCATGATTCCTGAGGAAACCCCTCAGGAACAGCCCAAGCCCGAAGAAAAGGCTCCTGTCCGTGGCGGCAGGAAACCGAAAGAGAAAGAGTGAGGGGAGGGAGACCGATATGGCTATGACCGATGAAGCCAAGCTCCAGATGGTGAAAGCCCTGCTGGACATCGATGAAACCGATACCGCTGAGGACAGGGCCATTTCGGTCTACCTGACCGCCGCTGCCAATGAGATCATCACCTGGCGCTATTCCTATGGCACGGAGGAAGTGACCGAAGTTCCCAGGGAATATGAAATGACCCAAGTTTGGGCCGTTGTCAACGGATACTCCCAGGGCGGTGCAGAGGGGCAGACACAGCATAGTGAAAACGGCATCAATCGGACATTCAAATATGCCGATATGCTTGCCTATATCCGTGCGCATGTGATTCCTCTCTGCAAGCTGGTGTGAGGTGTTCTGTATGCGCTGTATGAGACGAAACAAAGTGAAATTCTACTATGCGCTTTTCGATCATCGGGAAGATGCTGAGGATGAATACGGCAATCCCACGGGAGGCCAGATTGTCGATCACGGCGATCCTGTATTTTGCAAAGCCAATATCTCCCCGGCGAAAAATGCCGATGTAGTGCAGCTCTTCGGCACGGATGTCAATTACGACAAGGTGATCGTTATGGATCGTCCTGACATCCCCATTGACGAAAATTCCGTGCTGTGGGTGGACAGGATCCCCGTGCTGGACGAGGAGGGGAAAACGGAAACGCCGTTTGATTACATCGTCCGCAAGGTAGCCAGAAGCCTTAATTCTGTCACCATTGCCATTGCAAAGGTGGATGTGAGCGCATGAGCAAGACGATTTCCTTTTCTCTCAGCTCCAGCAGTATACAGGCCGCGATCAATGAAATGAACGATTACATCAGCGGCTTGAAGAGCAAAACCCGGCGATTGCAGGAGATGATCGCGGAAACCATCCGCTGGAATGCGCAGGATGGATTCTCCGGCGCGATTGCGGATGACATTTACCGGGGCGGGACACCCTCTGCCCCAGATGTGACGGTAACGATGGAAGAAGATGGCGATGTAACCGTCATCATTGCCTCAGGCAAGGATGCAGTGTTCATCGAATTTGGCGCTGGTGTATATCACAATGGAGCGGCAGGATCATCGCCGCATCCCAAGGGCGCTGAGAACGGTTATCTGATCGGAGAATACGGGAAGGGACTG